GCCTGTCTCCTAGCCTGTCAGACTCTGCATTGTCAATAGCTCTTTCATACATTGGATATAATTTTTTCGCTTGGTCTCTTGTATATAATCTAGATATAATAATATTTTCAGCATCATCAAACATACGATGTCTTGAATTCGGGTCAACATAAACATCTAATGGGTCTACATCGTGCATACATACTTCACCTTTCCCCATATCCATCATAGGGTCTTGGTATACATGAATATAACCTAATCCAGTTACATAATAATCATCAACAACATTACGAATAATACTTCTACCATCTGATATGTCATACATATAAGACATAAGGGCAGATAATACTTGAGCAGTCTTATTATCGCTATCTTCTCTTGGAGCAACTCTAAAAGAAGGTCTATTTGCAGTAATCATAGCTTTTGCAGATTCAACTGCAGGGTGAATACGATTCACTACTATAGGAGCTTGACCACGAGATTTTAATATCTCAGACTGTTCTGCAGTCCATTGTCTTCCTAGTCTAAATTCTTTATCTTCTTGTGCTTGATTTGCCCAAGTCTCTCTATTTTTACTGTAAGTACGCCAAATATCATGCGTTTCTTGTGCAATCTTTGATTTTTTATCATCTGCCATAGCCTTAATCTAACTCCTATAATGTCATCCAATCAATGACTTTTTTATCTTTTTTGTGATTTTCATCAACTTTTTCATAATTTTTCGACCTAGAAGGCTTATGTCCATCAAGTGCAGTCCATATCGCATCCATTACATCATCATGCTTTCCTTTAGGGTATGATAAGAACTCTTGTTGTCCTATTAAGTCTTCTGGTCTCCAATAGAATTGCTTTTTAGCAAACATTGGAACGAGTGATAATAATCGTTCACTCTTACGATTTCTAGGCTTAACACCTTTCTCTAAGCCAGGAATGTATAGATTATCTTTCTTCATAAGCTCTCTAACTGCAGTTCTTAATGCTTCTTGATAACCTACAGTTTCAATCTTCATCCTCCTAGGACGAAACTTCTTATACGTTTGTATAATAACATCAGGCTGCTCTGCAGGTGAAATACGATTCCTAAATATATCGAGTACATACTTATTCCCATCATAATCAACACCAATGGTACAAATGACAAAAAAGTCAGCAGTGCTTGATAAAGAACTAGCAGGGTCGACCCCGCAATACACATCGATTGGTATAGTTTCTGTTTCATCTCCTCTTCTCCTTGTTAAAATGTTTTGACCATGTTCTCTTTTAAAATCATAATGATGTAATTGCATCCATTCTGGTTTAAATGGTGCTGATTCAGGAGATTGTGCTATATTCATATACTCCTGATAAAATCCATTAATATTACCTACGGCTTCAAATTCGTTTTTTATCTGAAGAATCCTTTTCTTAGGGAATCTTTCAGGCCATATACTTTTTTCATCGTCATCCCATATAGAATACCATAGGGTATTCCATGCTGGGGAGCCTTTCGCCCAGTATAAGAAACAATCTTCTGATATTACCGTTCCTATCACGCATATCTTACCTTCATCTGATAATGAGGGTATCACTGCCTCTGTCATCCACTTTCTATTCTTAGCTCTAGCTTCTGCAGTATATGCATTCAATTCTGACTCAAAATCATCTACCACAATAAGATTAGGACGAGTATCGCCTTCAATAAACCCCCTAACTCTTTGACCTGTACCTACAGCTATCATACGAGCACCATTCTGGAGGATAACATCAGTAGCAGTCCACCTTTGTGCTGTATTTGGGCCCATATCACCAAAGATATGCTTGAATTTGTCAGAATGGAATAAATGATACTTAATCCTGGATAAGAAGTTAATTGACTGAGCTTGTGACTCAGATATGATTACAATAAATAAGTCTTCATCTTTCTTCTTAAAGGCTACACGCCATAGTGGGTAAATAAGAGTGGTAACAGTACTCTTTGCCGTTCCTCTCGGAGCAGCTATTAGCACTCTTTTTTTGTCGTCATCGGAGAGATTGCGATACACCTCATGATGGAACGGCGGTGTCTCTTTACGGAGGGCTGTAGGAAAGCAGTGCCTCCCAAATAAAGCCATGTTGTCCCGTAATTTCTTTAAAGCTTGTTTCTGAGCATATCTTTCTTCGTAGTCCATTATTCCTTAACGGGTTCTACTTTAGTCGATTTAATCAGTAAATGCTTTTCTTCTCTCTCTATATCATCTAAAAGCTCTGTATGCGAGGTTCCTTCTATTTGCTGAGTAGTTTTTACCATATACTTCTCCTTCATGCCATGCATATCCTGGAGATTCTCTACGGCTTTCAGCAAATTCGTTATATCACCTTTCTGCTTCGCTTTGTCTATAGCCACTTTAAGTAGATTCAGAGTAAACTCCTCATCCATCTCATGGTCTTTTAAGAGCTTTTGTAATTCTTCTCTAACCATTTTTTTAAATACCTCTGATTTCATTTTGCGTTTCCAACTACGTATTTGGTTCTTATTTAAATCACCTAATACTCTTTCTATAGCGATACCTGGACTGGACGTTTGTGCCATTAGCATGGCCAAGCTTTGCATCGTTTGTTGTTTTGAATGCACTTCTAAGTATGGTTTCCCAGACATGGTTACATTAGTCTTGCGACCTTTTGCATTTAACGACTTCGTCTTGGTGTCAGGGGCGAAGAAGGTATATCCCCAAGGGAATCTGAGATAAACATTGTCTTTGCCAGATATATGTGTATAAACTTTTTTATTGATAACTTTAGCGACGTATCCATCATCAGAGATAGCATATTCGCCTTTATTGGCTTTCTTCCAATAGGAATAAGGAATCTTGTTGGCTATAGCCTCCTGCTCCTCGTAAATAGTGTAGACTGTCTCGCCTACCTTCTTGTGATTTATCGTAATTGTATACATTTCCGTAATTGTGTATGTGTTCGACTGTGCATTGTTTAGGACAATATATGTCCACTTTCATAAAATCTATCACCACTTTTAGTATAATTGCAAGAGATATTAATATTATCTCCTCCCATCTCACTATCTACCAGCAGCTTGTGTAACATTGAGCTCCATTAACTTATCATATAAAGCTTTTGACCTTTCAGTACCATCTTCATGCAAACCTCCTGCTGTAAAAAAGGAACTTTGCCTTGTTCCAGGCTGTCCTGAGACATATCTTAGTTGATTTGCTGCTTCTTCATACTCTCCTGCTTGCATAGCCTTTAGAAATTTTGGGAATTTAGACTTTAACTTATCAGCACCCATATTAAACCCTAAATCTGTTAGTATCCCTTGTGCATCAGGGTCTAAACGGCTAAAAGCTCCTTTATCCTTTGTGAAATCATCGAAAGCATGTTGTGTATAAAACTTTTGTTCATTATAATCTTCTTTAAAAAGCTCTTCATAGTTTCTATTTAAGCTTAAATCACGGAAATGCTGATTAGCTTCAAAAGAACTTTCTAAGCCCATACCTTTTAACTCTTCAGGGCTTAACTTATGCCCATATCCAGTAGTAGGATTCCCTGCTGTGTCTGTATATATATAATCTTTAAACCCCTCATGCCTAGCTGTTTGTCGCTCCCAAGGAGATAATGAACCTAGAGGGTCTACCGATTCTTGCATTATTCGCTCTGAACCTTTTAATTCATCAACTAAAGAGTCGGATTGCTTAATTGTATCATCATACGCCCAATTCTTAGCATCATAGTAAGCTTTTCTTCTGTCAGTACCAACTGCAGGTATTGAAGTAAATGCGTCTTGAACTACATTTGCAGAATCTATTGTATCATTTACAGTATTATCACCATATTCCTGTTTTATATCAAGATTTGCCTGTTCTTTAGCTAGCATACTTGCGTTCTCATCTATAGCCTTAGCCGCTTGAACATCAGGAGGTTCAGTTTGTGCTGTCTTTTTATGTGAAAACGGTGACTCCCAATGTGATAAGTATTTTATATCATTACTCATAACTAAAGTTAAGGATATGCTGTATAATATGCAAATAGAAATATTTTTAGACATACG